TCGATACTTAGTGTTTCGCATCTGGCCAAGCCCAAAGTGATTGCCATTGGGATTAATTGCCTCAACACGCCAATTTGATTCGGCTTTTATCAATGTGTAAAAACATTGAAACTCTTTGTAATTTACGATCCTTGAATGTGAATAGAGAATCAATGAATCAATTGATGGTTTAACATCTTTTGCAGCTGTTGCCGGTGTTGTGCCAACAATACATAGCACGGCCAATAGCACCATACATCGCGCCCGAGCTATCCGGCACACCGGCTCGTCTGCGAGTCTGGAGCGTACCAACGTTGTCAAATACCGAGCGTAATCTTGGGCGATTCCAACAGGTTTCGCACACCTGTGGACAAAGCCTGTGGATAACTTAATCACAATGACATCTCCTCAATCCGAGCATCATCAACGATCTTAATCCCAAATGTGCCACAGCTCATGCATTGTGCAAACCACTCATGCTCTGTTAGCTCTGCACCTTTCTTGAGGCCATGGCGTTGCTTTGGCTTTCCATACAGCTTTGAGCAGATCGAACAATCAAATTGAAGGATGTGCATAATTGCTCCTTTGTAAAGTCTCAATGGGTTGCAGATTGATTTGAGGCACCGACCAATTGTTTTGTGATGGGTTTCGATAGCGTGGTTTTTTAGCAATCACGACTGGCATCCAGCCAACGATGTGCATCTTTGGTGAGTTGCCTGTGACAAGTACAGCAATGTCACGATCATGTCGATCTGATTCCTGAATCCACAAATTGCTGTTTGGATTGGCTGACCATTTGACCTCGATGTGTTCGCCCACATCAGCTTTGGACTTATCCCATGTGATGCCCGGTGTGTACTCATAACCCAATCGTTTGGCCACCACTAGCTCAGCCAGCATTGATTCGCCCATCTGGGCCACATACTCAAACCATGACAGGTTTTTGACAATCCGTGAGCTGTGATCAGCTGATCGATCATGGCAATGTTGAATCGCTGCAATCATGCATTGCACCTCCTCAATGCGATCTATCATCGGCAATCACCACAAAACCAAATGATGTTGTCTTGCTTGTCATAGCCTTTTTGATAGCCGAAATGATCCAATCGCCTCAGCTGTGAGCATTTGTCGCATTGCTCGATTTTGTATTCCTCAACGATTTCGCCATTGCACATCAACCTGGCTTTCATCTCTTGAGGATAAATAATCTCTACATAATCGCTCATACTTGTGGCTCCCATGTTCCTGTGCTGCGCAAGACATACCAACGCGGCGTGCATTGCTTCTCTTTGATTTTCTCGCTGCAAAAGTAGCCGCCCCATGATTTCGGTGCATCTGGCTTGCTTTGATTCCAGCGCATCGAACCATGTGAGCACGATGGCACGGCATCGGCCTTCCATGCAGATTCCTCAGATGATCCAAATGATGGTGTGCCAGCTTGCTCAGCTTCGGCAGCTGTCTGATAACTCGGCACATCCCCATGCTTTGTTGTCCAATAGTCATAATCGGCTGCCGGGCTTTCGCTCTTGACCAATGCCATGACCTCTTTGGTTGCCTTTTCCGTGTTGCCCATAACCAACGCCATCACGCGCATCAAAGCTGATGTGCAAGTGTCCTCGATCATCCAGCGTTTCATTTTGTCCGGATAAGCTGCAAGATAGCCGTATGCATAATCAATGCCAGCTGGATCGATTTCGGTTTGATTGCGAAATGCTTTTGCTTGTACAAGCACATAGCCTTTTTCTGCATTAAATTCAATGATGTGCGATTCCAACCTACCTTGAGGAAATGTGGCAATCCAGCGGTCTGTGCGCTCTTTGTTGCCTTCGTATCCATCCATAAATGCAGCCATTATTTGACTTTCCGATCAGCTGATACCGCGTGGCGTGCTACGGCTCGGCCTCTTGTATAGCCTTGTCGCTCGCCTTCCTTAAAACCGACCGAATAGGCCATAACAGCCCATAAAGCCCCAGCGATTAAACACATAATCACAATTGATGCTTCGTTCATTTTTTTGCTCCCGATTCTGGGAGCCGCGAATCAGCTCCCGAAATAAAGAGTGACAGGCAAAACCGACAAGTTCAACAATCACGCTTAATTGGCGGCGTGTCGCTACTTCTTTTGCTCAATGAGTTGTGTGTATAGATAATCCAAACGAGCTTCGATGCGTGAGATTTGATCCTTCATACTCGATCCCGAATTTGGTGAAAGTTCGCTCATGACCGCTTTGATGATGATTCTCATTGACGAATATACAGCTGCCAATGTCGTGAGTACAAGTCCACCAACAGCTGTCCACTCGCCCACACTCACTTTTTTATGCCCAAAGCGTGATCGTTAGGATTTGCCCAACGAGCTAAAACGGGCACAATTCCAGCGATGAGACCCATGGCCAAATCTTTGGGATTGGTGTTGCCAGTCATGTACACGGCCAGACATCCAGCCACCGCGCTGCGCATCCATGATGCTGCCGCTGCCTTAAATTGCTCCATCATTTTTCTCCTTTTGGTCGATCCGGTAAATCACCGGAAAACGAGTCATAAGTTGGTCGGCCGTAACCGACTACAAATGACCTTGCTCCCAAAGTTCTTGATTTAACCATAACCTCGCCACCATTGCGCTGATCTCCAGCACCGGATGTGTTGCCTTCGATGGTCACGATTTGTTTTTCTGATGCCCGGATTACCAAGCCAATGTGATTGATTGTGGTTTTGTCATCGATGATGAAATCAAAGAAAACAAAATCACCAATCTTTGGCTCTGTGTGCCATTTTCTCATTTTCTTAAAAGCATCAGCTCCAGCCCGGGTGCTGACCACATTTGGCACATCGACACCAGCTTGATCTGCACACCAATTGAGAAACGACCCACACCATGGCAGCTTGTCGGCTTTCATAAATTTGCCGTACTTCGTCTCATTGTTGCCTGTTTCAGCTGTGCCCACCTCAGCGAGCGCAACCTGAATCAAACGCGGCAATGTGCCTTGTGGAAATGTCAAGCCAATGATTCCAATTCGCTTTCGTGTGCATCAATAGCAGCTTCAAGGATTTCCAATGCTTTTTCAGCATTTTCAACACCTTCATCATTGCCGATTGATGCAGCGACTTGAGCATTGATTGAGTGTTGGTATGCCTCAGCTGCAAATTGCGCCAAGCGATCTTGTAGTAACTTCTTTTTCTGATCGTCTGTGATGTACTTTGAGTAATCGATTGCCATTGTATTTATCCTTTATGCTGCGTAGTAAGGCACTTTGTATTCGGTGCCGCCGATGTCGATTTTTAAGTATCCAGTTGGATTTGCTGGCAAGGCTGATGCCGCACCTGCTGCGCCGACTGTTGTTGCTGTATTGCCTGAAATGTACTGCATTAATCCTGCTGCGCTAACGCCCCACACTTGGCTTCCTGCCGAGTTTTGTACTGAAATGGAATTGGCTGTTTGTGAAGCATAGTTGCGCGTTAAAACTGTGACATCTGTTGCAGATTGTTGATTAGTCACGCCAAATTGTGTAGATGATGTAAGAATTACGCCTACGCCTGTTCGGCCTTGGAAATAATTTGAGGCAGTTCCAGCCATGTACACGTTCCAACGATTTGTACCTGACGGAATATTTCCAAAAAAACCGTAATTATTTGTCGCAGTTGTCATGCCAGCATCAACGATAAATCCGTAGTTATTTGTTACTGTGGAACCTGCACCTATTGTTGTTCCGTTGGCATAAAAATTGCTAACTTCGGTTATTGTAAATGCTGCTGCTTGAGTTGCTGGCGATGAAATATACATGCGGGTAACGCTCGTTACGTCCGACTGAATTGTTCCCGCGTTGTTTATTCCGAAGCTAGTTGTTGCACCAGTCATGCTCTTTTGAATTGTCAATGTGCGAGCAGTAACAGGAGTTGTCCCAATTCCGATTTCACCAGTTGAACCGATGGTCATGCGAGTTGTGTTTGTTGTATTGAAAGCAATTGAAGCTGCTTCTTGTGCTATAAAAGAAAAAGTACCTGTACCACGATGAGTTAATTGTGTGACACCGTTAGCACCTGAACCGCGAATAATTCTCAATCCTGCGTCTGTGTAAGTAGTATCACCGATTAAATCTATGTAAGTGCTTCCGTCTACTGTACGATTTGCGCCTAATTCAATCCCGACTGTTCCTGTCGCAGCATTTCCAAGATTGTATGTGCCAAATGTTGCCGTTAGAACTGTCTGTCCTAAAGTCAATCTGTTCACGCTATTTGTAGAAAAGCCGATTGTGTTTGTGGTTGATAAATACATGCCATTTGTTGGGACTGTTGAACCTGTAACGATTAAGGCTGTGGCTGTTTGTGCAGCTGTAAATGTATTAGCAGCCGTTAAATCGAGTGCTATAGACGGCACAGGCCCAGTACCACTTGTTACCGCAATACCTGTGCCAGCTGTGATCGCTGTTAAATCGCCTTGATCGTTTGTGATCCAAACAAAATCCATGTCTGTGTTTGAATTTTTTGAAAGTATTTGTCCTGATGTGCCGCCTTTAAGATCGGCCAACGATGTATCAACCGCCTGACCAAATACCTCAAAATCAGCTGGCAAATCCGTGACCAAATCGGTCGGTGTCGGCATTTGCCAGTTAAAATTTGATGTCGGGTTTGCCATTTTTTCTCCTTACGCTACTACTAACGCATCAGCCCAATTTAGGCTGCCGCTGATTGTGTTCCACTGCTCGGTGATTAAGACATCCTGCCATTGCATGGCTTGCAATGAAAATGCCAATGGGGAAAGAATAGCCGTGACCGATACAGCGTTATATGAGGCACGCCATGTCCAACCTTCCACAAAACCAAGGTATGTGCCAGATGCCATGTTCAGCGGCAAATCATTGATACGCAATGGCAAGCCCATGAAAATGTTGATCAGCGCATCCCGGTCAGAATCATCAATGTCCGGATTGCCAAGCTCAAATGTGATTTGTCTGAAATTGGCTTGAGGATAAGCTCTTAGTGTCAAATAAAAAGCGGCTTGATCCTCGGCATCGATTTGATGTCTCAAAGTCGTGCTGATGATTTGAGCCAATCTGCCATACAAACCAATTGATGTTGCATCACTATCGCTGACATCATTTTGAGAATTTTGGCCGTACTTCAAATTTATTTCGTTTCGGATGTCACCGGCACGAGTTTGGATCGACAGCGAATTGAAAAGTGCTTGATTAGCTGACAAATCGGTGTATCCATTGGCGGCCAAATAAATGGATCGATGATCTGCCGATGCATAGGAAATTTGACCTGTGGGCGATTCGTAAATGTAGCCCAATCCCGATGTTGCTAAAGCTGCAACCAATGAATAAACATCAATCGTTGATGATGATCGCTGTGAAAGCTCGTAGCTTCCTGGGGTATCAATTTCACCCAATCCGGTATTTTGTGCATTTTGCCATTGTTCGGTTGGATCATAGGTTGCCCATTGCAAAGCTGCCGGCACTTCGTTCCATGAGTTAATCAACAAATCGGTCAAAATGGTGAGTATTTGATCGCCATCAAAATCATGTGACAGCACGCCATCGGTCAATGCTTTTGGCAATCGGGCCAAAGCTCCTAAACCTAAAATGGAAATGGATTGGTTGATACCAATTGCACGCGATGCTGTAATGCCAATGTCAAATTCTACGACTGTGCCGCCAAAGATTGGCACAAAAGTATTTGTCGAATCTTTGAGCTCAACACTTACAGCATCATTGATTTCAATGTCGATGTTAGATTCATCCAAATTGATCAATTGGAGATTTACATAACCGGCATTGGCTTGCTCATAAATGTTTGTCCGGCCTGATGTAATAGTCAGATTGGCCAGCGCAACATTTGTGTATTCAACGCCTCCAACTTTGACACGCCAAACGGGATTGAAAATGCTCATGGGATTGCCACAAGGCTTCCCGGCCCATTTGTGCCGCGATAGTAAGAATTGTTAAGCGCATCGACTACGGCCCGGTTAAAACCTTCCTCATCAATAATTGATGCTGAATTAACATTGATCACGATTCTTTCAGCTGTGGAAAGCCCACCTGTGGCCGCTGCTCTAGCTGCCGCCGCTTCCTCCCGAGCCCGCCTCAATCTTTCGGTTTCTGCCTTCAATTGCTCGCGCCTTAAAATTGCTGCTTGCATTGCCGGTGAATAAGCTTCAAGTGGTGCGCCTGTGAATGTCGGTGAATTTGGATTTGGAGCAAAAATTGTTGTTGGCGTGCCAGTCTGGAAACCACCACCGATGATTTGACCACCTGATCCATCCTCGCCACCAAACACCAAACCTTGCGAACTAGCATTGCCTTCAAAGCTTGCACCTGTAATGCCACCAAAAAAGCGTGTGACCGGATTGTCTTTGATGAAATTGACAAATTCTTTCAATTTATTAACTGTGTTAGTAATTAAAGTGACGAGCTTTCCAAAGCCTGTTACAAGCACACTGACAACTGTGCCAATGCCTTCTAAAGCCGTTTTGAAAGTACCGCCCAAAAGTGGTGCAAGATACTTTTTGATGAAATCCCAAACCTTAGCGAGCGCATCATAGAAAGGTTGCAATTCTTCTTCATTGTCTGTAATGGCTTTTTTGATTTTGTTAAATGCAGATTGTAAACCTTCAAGGATTGGCCTCACTACCGATCCAATTGCCGGTATTACTTCCTCGTATAGAAATTTCCACCAGCTAATCAAAATTGGCAGCAAATCATTTTTGATAACTTTAAAAATTTCGCCAAATGCTGGCCCCAATGTTTTGCCCAAATTGTCTGCAAATTTTTGAATTGCCGGGATGCCTTTGTCCACAAATCCGCTAATCAATGGTGTCAGTGCATCAAGTACATACGATCCGACTGTTTCTTTGGCTTCGTCAAACGCAACAGTTAGCCGCGCCATTTTGCCTTGAAATGTCTCAGCTTGCTTTGATGCCTGACCTTCAAAAGTCTTTGACAATGCAGCTGCGGCAGCATCAAAATTTTTTGATTTGATAATTGAGTCATCGATGCCCACACCCAATTTTTTGAGTGCTCCTAGGTTCCCGTCATAGGCCTTTCCTAACGCCTCTGAAACGGCCTGCAAATCTTTCCCGGTACCAGCTGCAATGTCCAAAGCCAAAGATTGCAATTCTTGAGCTTTTGTCTGATCCTTGGTTGATCTAATCAATCGATCCAACGATGGCCGCAATTTGTCATCGGTCACGCCATTGGCCAAAGCGGTTTTGGTTATGTAATCCTCAACAGCTTTGATCTGATTATTTGTTGCGCCTGTGACATTTTTAAGAGTGGTTGCCAATTTGGCTTGTGCAGCCTCATCCTCAATGGCAGATTTGACACCATCGACCAGCAATTTGCCAGCGTAAGCGGCAGCGGCCGCACCAGCTACGGCAAAAGCTGCTCCGGCTTTTTTGGCAAATCCACCCAGCTTTGATCCAAAACCTTCAACCTCGTTTGATCCGCTATTGAGATTTTTTTTGAGGTTGTCAATGTCAGCCAAAATGGAAAGTTTGAGTGTCCTACTTTGACCAGCCATCACCACTCCTTCAAAATCTTAGTAAATGCAGCTTCCCATTGAGCAATGATGTGAGGTTGTTCAGCTCTCAATGTTGGATAGATAAAGTATCCTCTTGATCCGCGACCTTCACGACCTGACCACACCGGGAATTGTTTAAATTTGTTTGATCCAAATTCATAACCGCCCCAAAGCTGTTGAGTCGTACCGCCACCGCTAAATTTTTGAGATACAAAGCCAAAGCTGATCTCACCAATTTTTGATGACTTACTTACACGCGATCCATCAGCAACACGGCTGGCCGCTTTGTTTGGTCGATTACCGGCTGCGCTTTTGATTTTGGATTGCACATAAGTAGCCAAGCCATTTGATACGCCTTTGGCCTGTTGTACAGCTGCATCGTCCATGCCTTTGAAAGCCTGTAAAATGCCGCGCAATTGAGCTTTGTCATAAGTGATTGACTCAGTTGCCATTTCTTTTCCTTAGTATCTCAAAAGCGGTTAAAATGTCCTCAGCTGTTTGAAACTCTGATCGTGACAACCCCGTATCGATAGCCAATTCCCAAAGAATCCGGTTTATTGATCCGGATTCGTAACTTTTGGGTTTTCGGTTTCTCCCATGTTTATGTCAGTTACAGTCTCACACCACACTTCAAAAGGCTTTACAGGCTTTCCAGCTGCCTCGCGCTTCATTGCGTGATACGCCAAAAACATCAGATCGGCAATTCCCAGCTTGTCTTGCACTTGCTGGATTGTGTTGCCGGTCTTTTGTTCCCATTTGACCCACTCTGGTGGGAGCGCGGTATAGGTCGCGCTCTCCCCAGCCGTGTATTCAATTGTGATTGCTAGTTTCATTTTTGCTCCCGATTCTTTTCTTAGCTGTATGTTTCAGTTGGTTGGCCAATGACTGTCAATGCCCATGTGTCTGTGAGTGCTCCCGGAGCAGCACCGCCAGCTGATGGAAAAATTGGCAAAACTGTGAAAGTGAAAACCGCTCCAGTAGCAGCTGTTAAAGAAACAGCCACAGGCGTGTTTGCGTTATTTTCAGCGTTATTCCACATGTTTTCAAACAATGAGCCTTGCGCAGCTGTTGATCCCCAGTCTTGCAAAAGTTCGATTGTGAAAGTCCATTGCTTATCGACCGATCTATACGCTGGGCCGTTAAGTGTTGTGTATCTTTCGATTGTGGTGTCACATGCCAGCGTTGCCGATGTTGTCTGTGCAGCATAGACTTTTGTGTCCAGCGTGAAAGACACATCGCGGCCGGTAATGATTACTGTACTCATTTGATCTCCTTAATTGGTGTAGTAGGTGCTTACTTGTAAATCGGCCGTGAGGTATTTACCTGCACCGACTTCCAATGGTTGTGGTTGATTGACATTGCCAACTTCGTAGCCAACTGGCATTGCGCTGATGATGCTGATCATCAATGTTTCGAGGTTGTCCAAAGCTGCGGCATTGTTAGCATAAGCAACAATCCCAGTCACAGTCAGATTGATCTTGACTTTTGTGGTTGATCCATTTATCAAAACGCTTTCCAAATAAGGTGCATCCGGAATCAAGCAAATTGATGGGCTTGTCATTGTCTCGGGGATGCCGTTGTACACATTGGCAGCAATTCCCGAAAGTGCTGTTTTCAATGGTGTGCGGATGGCGGATTCGATGCTCATTGGCACATCGTTTCAACATCAAGAAACGGGCCTAAAAGCCCAATGACTCTATTGGAAAGGCTGCGGCCTAAAATAAATGGGCTCGGCTGAAAATTATCTGACATGATTTGATTGCCGGGAGCTGTAATGCTTTGGAAAATCTCAACCGCCACAACCAAAATTGCATTTTCAATTGGTGGTGTAGATGCATACAAAGCCGCTGCCGATCCACCACTCAATGTTGCCGTTGCCGCTGGAATAAATGGCAATGGATAATCACGATCAGCGGCCGCCGTTGCAGCTGTGAAAGTGTAAGGCTCAATCCGATCATCGGTGACTGTATAAGTCGCGCTGTAAGCTCCGGCCCCGGTAACAACAACAGATTGACCCGGCACAAAATAATTTGGCCGCATTGTGGTGAAATAAATGACGGAATCACTCACATTGGCAAAAGTCACCGATGATTGGTATTGCGTAAGTAAAGGCAAAATCGTTTGTTCAGCGGAATCTATAAAAGAATCGAGCTGTGCATCCGAATACAAAGAAACCGAGACACCAAGAATTGACCTCAGCTGTGAGGCTGTGACTATTGCTGGCATCTCGGTTCCTTTCGTGTCAGTAGCGTTCGGGAGCGACCGCTACCGATAGTGATTTATGGGAGGTTGTTGAATTGTGCACCATTTGGCACCTTGGCAGCTAGTGCGCCATAGCCATAATACAAAATGTCAATAGTTCCATCGCTGTTGATGTTGCTGCGTAGCGTAAAGCGTGGAGATTCGTACCATGTGTATGAATCTGGGTTTACAACTACCATTGATGAATCGCCATCAGCTGTTGTTGTACCAGCGTTACCAAATGAGCGTGAAACATAAAGATTTAAGCCCGGTGAAACTACACCGCGCAATGAATCTCCGCGAACATTTCCAGCTGCGTTTGATGGTTGTGCTGCGTTGTATAGCGGTGCGCCATTGTCGTTATATCCCATGATGTTGCCCCATTGGGTCGGCGAGACGATCAATGAGCGAGCAAATCCAAGTGATGCGCCATAAACATTTGCAGCTGCCTTTGATGTGTATCCAAGGAATCCGGTTGCTGAGTTTGCTGCCTGTGCTGTCACAGTAGTGACTGCCGCTTGCATTTGTGCTAGTGCATACTCATCAGTTTCCTTTGCATAAGCAAACTCAAGATTTTGAAGGAGAGCTGTGAGGTACTCCGGCCGTGATCTATCAATGAGCTCAACAGTACTGATAGCTCTACCTTTGAAAGGCTGTACGGAAACAGAAAGAAATGTTGCAGATAGTGATGATTCTGTAACTGCATCGTTTTCGTTAATTGGCAAAACTGTTGGTACAGCTGTTACGCGAGGCAACTCAAAAGTCATGCCTTCTGCAACTAAAGTTTCGCGGCTAATGCCATCGATTGTGCCACGATCAGCATTTGCAAGTGCGTTGATCACCTGTGTGCTTTGTGGTGTTGGAATCATGCCGGGTGCTGTTGATGTTGTGTTATCAGCTGCCTTGACATACTGGCGTGAATCCTCATCATGCAAAACGCTTGCGCGTAGGTAGTGCTCAAGGTATGAAACCTTGTCCACAATTGGTGAGCGTGGTGCTGTGTAGTAAGCCGGGCGTGATGCCTGTACTGGTTCGACTGCTGGAGCTGCTACCGGTTCAACGGCAGGAGCGACTGGTTCGGTAGTGTTGTCCACTTTGTCTCCTTCATTTGGGTTTGTTGTCTCTGTAACTGTTTCAGTTTCAGAATCCTCTGATGCGGCTACTTCAGAAACTCGTGCAGATCGCACAGCTGGTTCAGTAACCAAAGCGACAGCTGTGAGCTGCCCATTAAGCACTTTCATAGTGCCATCTTTTTGCATTTCGTAATTGTCCACAGCCAACTCAATTGAAAATCCATCGCGTAAGCCTTCCATTGCCTCTGTTAGCGCATCGGTTCCAGCTGTGGTGTTAGCAATTTTAAAAGTTGCTGTCATTTCTTTGTCATTGACAGACATGGCAACGCTGCGGCCAATTCTGCGCGTATTGTCATGCTCAAGATTCAAAAAAACATCTTGTGGCTGGATTGATCCACGAGCAAAAACAACCTTGCCAGTCGATGCATTTGCGTGCTCATTAAAAGCAACAATGCGACCGGTGATTGTGCGTGAATCAGAATCAGCTGCCGTGATTTGCATTGGTGTTGTCAGCTTCATGAGATCATGTCCTCCATTTGTCTAATTTCCTGAGTAGTAATTGCACCGATTTCAAACAAAATCTTGTAAATCTCTGCACGCTCTTTTTCTGATCCGCGCAAGTACGCCTTGAGATCAAATTCTACGCGCTGTGTTGATGGCGTAAAATCTGGCATTGATAAACGACTGGAAATGCTGTTCATCAGCGGGAGCAGCGAGAAATCCAAAAGAGTTTGACGCGCCGTTTGGGCGTTTGCATAGGTCATGGATGATCCAGTCGGCGCATCAATAAAGTATGCCGGAATACCCACGGCACGAGCTAATTCTGTCGCAATAATTTCGCGTGCAGCATTGAGGCCAATTTGCTCGGGTGTGAAACCGACTGTGGTCAATTCAACATCGGCATTGAGAAACGCTGTGCCTCGGTTTCTACGAGCTGCGCCCCACGCATCCAAAAGTTTTGCAATGCGATCAGCTGGCAATGCTGTGCCATTTGATTTCAAAACCATTGATGGCACAGGCTCTTTTGCGTACATTGCGGCAGCTCTTTCAAGCTCTGCACCAGCACGAATTGTGCGGCCAGCGCGGTTCAACAATCCTTCATCGTTGCCGTAAAATACGACAAGAGATCCAACACCTGTCATTGGCACACGCGATCCATCGACTGTGTAATACTCAATTTGAGTTCCAATTGAGTTTAAGAAAACACCAACGCGATTTGGAGCAACACGCCACATTTGGCGAACACGGCCTGTGTCTGCAAATAAATCAATTATTTGGAAATAGGAAAATCCTGTAAAAAGTAAATCCTCAGCTGCCCAACACCAGGAAACGGCTCCCGGTACTCGCTTGTCCGGATCGGAAATCACAACAGGTTGATCAATAATTGCACCTGTTGTTTTGTCGCGTGTGATCAGCGGAATCGTGGCAATTGAATTGCAAATCATGTTGCGTGCGCGAGCAATTGCTGGCACGGACATTGCTTCCTCACGGGTTGCAAGATAATCAGCTCCACCAAATGGGAAAAATGCATCCAGCGTTGGAGCTGGCCCAATTTGTGCAGCTACATCAGCACCGCGCGTTACCGCGACAGTTTCAATGGTGCGCTTTCGATCAAATAATCCCATGCACCCATTTTCTCAAAATGTCAAGCATCAACCCACCAAAATGTCGATTTCCGTTTCTGGGCGTGTCGCAAAGTGTGTACAAAGTGCAGCGGCCACGGCAGCGGCCACGGCCGTGCCGCTGGCACGCCTTCCTATGACCCATCCGCCATCGCCTCTACGCAATTGCACAGCTGAAAGAATTTGCTCTGTCAGCTTTGATTGATTTCGATGTTTCAAACGACCAGAATTGATTGCGCCCAGTAATTCATCGCACGCTTGAGGATAATCGGCATCCATGTCATGAATAGGAATACCAGCCGGCTGCATACGAGCTGCAACAGCTCCGGATGTCCTTCGGCTGTAAAGCAAATACTCGATTGGGTATTTTCGGCAATATGAGGCAGCATCATTGGCAATTGCACGATCATCAAGCTGGATTGTGTTTTCCCAAGTGTGCAACAGCTTTACAACAAAAGTCTCCGACCCAAGCTTTTGAGCGGCTACCAATGCAGCATTTTTTCGATCCGGTGAAATGTCAATGGCCATCCATGTGAGCTTGTCCTCATCCAGATCAATTGTTTCATCGCCACACTCTTGCCACTCTTTGGCTCCGACAACGCTGGAAATTGTTTGCACCCATCGATTCAAAACCTCTGTCATTACAACATCGGGAGGATCATTGAAAACGGCTCGAATATTGTCTGGGTGAATTGTTATGTTGAGTCCGGGATTTGCGAAAGCTGCATTTTCCAATGAAATCTCATCGGTTGGTGCAGACCACTCAAAATAGCCCACATCATCGGCTGCACCACTAGCTGCGGCCAAACCTCTTTCGCGCAATTGGTTGAGCACCATTGAGTGAGAATCACCGGCCGAGCTGAAACAATTAACCTGTGGATTTTTGGCGGCCATCAATGTGTACCGCATAGCTGCAAAAGTTTCCATGTCGTGCAGCTCTCGGATTTCATCCATGTGGATAGTTTCCGGCTTTGACAATCCACGCGCTGCCGATCCACCAGCTTTAATGATAAATCGATTGCCTTTGAGCGTTTGAATTTCCTCGGCTCCATGTTGCCAGCGGATTCGCTTTACCTGATTGGCCAAATCTGCATTTTCCTCGATGATCTGCACAATGGCCCGAAATTGCTCCAGCGATGTGACCAATCTGTGAGCTGTGGATACCTGCAAGGATTCATCCCAATGAAAAAGACCCATCATGATTCTGGCCATCATGTAAGTGCTCTTGCCATTTTGCCGAGCTACGGATGCGACTGTGACCGGGTGATGGTAACGGCCATCGGGCTTTACTTTTAGTGAGTGCTCGGCCAGCCACTTTTGCCACGGCATAAAGCCGCCCGGAATAATCTGCTCAGCAAAATCAATCAATTCAAAGCCGCGTGAAGGCAAATCATTGAGTGGTGAGTGGATTCGTGGAGCTGTTACCGGCAAAAAAACCGATGTGGGCCGATCTGAGACGATTTCAGCCGGTGGTGTATCAATGATGACCTGATCATCACTAATCATGACTTATCGACTCGTTTTGGGGTACAAAGAGACCAT